CTAAAGTCGCCCATCTTCCTGTTAGCGAGCCTTGCTGTGCAAGTTTCCCGTTAATAGTTTGATCGGTAAAATTAACAAAACCTTTAGTGAGCGGATGTTCCTCGATATACCGATAGAGTTCGTTCTTTAGGCCCTGTTGGGCGAACTGTAACTCTAAAGGCTCCATCGAGATGATCCTAGGTCCTCTTGAATCTTTCGGCACCAAACGAATGATGCTTGAGGCTTCGTCTTCGCAGACTAACCGCCTATAACTCTCTAGAAAAGAACCTGGCTTCTTTTCAAAGCCAACCTCTCCTAGGCCATAATTGTTATGGCATATAGAAGAACGAGAGGGGACAAAGTACTCGTAGTAAGGGTAATAAGCATGCAATTTTGCATACTTTCGTTTAATTACCCACTTTCCTTCATCCTTTTCACCTGTAGCCACCGCACCGGGTCCGTGACCAGGGGTGATTTCCTTGGGATTAAATCCTCGGAACACCTTAACGATCAACTCCCGTGCATACTGAAGAACATCGTCATCTGCATTGAGGTTTAAAAGCCTCAAATCAGACTCTGCTTTAAGAAAACCCTCTAACTTCTGCTTTACAGCTGCCTTCTTGAAGGGCAACTCAAGCTTGTAAAGTAAGAAAGTCACTTGCAGCAAAGATCTTACGACTTGAACGTCGATGTTGGTCTTCAGCTGCCCATGGTTATCATACCCTTGCACTAACAAACCTGAGAGTAATCTCGGGAGAGTAGTACCAGACTTTTGCTTGAAGCCCTGTGGGGCCTCGAGCTTTCCGGTAAGGAAACTTTGTAAAATTGCCTTACCAAGTTTGGGTAGAGTGCTCGTAACGAAAGGTAGTCCTTCGTGCTCTAGGCGGTTTAAAACGCTGTCGAAATCACGGTGGATTTCCTTGGAATGAGCTCCATGGATGCGAACAATATCATGCCTTAAGTTCTCGAGTAGGTCTCTAATAAAGACCACTAGGCTATTCTGGGTGGGAGTCATCCTCGCCCTCCTAGCCCCCCATGTCCGTGGTTAGACTTCGCCTCGGCGAAGCTTAACAAGATTAGCATCAACCAGGAATGACTTCAAGAATGCCGCACCATCGTTCACGTCCTCATCGAGGAAGCTACGTGGAATAGACATGGTGAAGTTCATGGTCATTTGTTCGACCTTCCCGGTAGTGGCATGGACCTTTGCCTTCGTGAATTTCACGAGGTATTTGTCGTTGCCAGTCTGCCCGACGGGTGCCATAGTATTCGACAACCCCAGATTCTGGGGAAGTCCAATAGTAGCGTCCTGGCGAGAGTAGGTAGAGGAATTGCGTCATCGCTGAGTCGTACAAATACGACGTTTGCGGCGAGAGCGTTCTTCAGAGTGATGCTAGTATCAAAGGACATGAGGTGACTCCGTTGCCCCGCGTGTGCGGGAGTTAATTGTGAAACCCTATCACCATTTTTGGTGTATAAGGGCGAATAGCAGCGCCTGCTGCCGACCAGTCGCAGTAGAAAGATCTACCGCGGAACCCAAGGAGAGTGGCAATCCGGGTGAGCGCTCGTAGCGTTTATAGCTATAAGTGCCCATGCCGTACCATTTGTCGGAGGGGTTGTACTCCTGCCGCATGGTGGCGATAACCTTTTGTGACCATCCTACGTTTACCAAACGTGAGGACAGAGTAGACGGCAGTTCAAACTGCTTAAAAAGCTCACCAGCATTGGTGAACCAATCTACTACAAAAGAGAAGGGAATTGCCTCCCAGACTGCAGTAAGCAGCTTCTTTGTACCGAAGTACTGGTTGAAGTGCTTGAGCCGCGCGAGCGGTTCTGCAATGGGGTCGTAGTCAACACGCCAATTGCCAAAGGCAGTATAGGTGTG